ATTATGTCAGTTCGTACAGGTGGAAAAGCTACATTATCGCAATATACAGCAATACAAAGGCTTGATGATATGTCGGCTGCTGATACAGATGCGGAGCTTGCTATGATACGCTCTGATGATATTGATTCAAGCGTTGGTTTAGAAGAAACTGCCCTTGAACCTATCGAGGGTATCTGATGAGTACACAGAAAAAACTGATTGAAACATATCAGAAAGCACAGAAAAAGCTTGTTGAGATAATCCAGCGAAAACAAGCTTATGGTTCGGCAGCAGCTTATGAAAGGTCACTTTTAAGGCAAGTTCAAAAGGAGCTTAAAAAGCTGAAAAAATCATCAAAAGCACTTGTTGAACAGCTCATCAAAGAAAACTACAAAACAGGCTTGCAAAGCTTAATTGATGACTTACTAAAAGACAATACCGCACCAAGATTGTTTAATATGTTCAGCGGACTTAACACAAGTCAGATTGAACTTATTACTCAAAATGCTAATATTGACTTAAACAAGTCGATTAACATTGTTGGTCGAAGAATGCAGGACGCAGTCAGAGAAGCGGGTGTTGAAGCGACAGCCGAGAAGCTCACAACAGGTCAGACAATCAGAGAAATGCAGAAGAATCTTCAGGATAAACTTAAACAGCAAAATCTGATAGCAGTAGAATATGCCAACGGTACGAAAATGCCGATTGAAAAATATGCCGAAACTGTTGCTCGCTCAACTACTGCAGAAACTCAAAATAAAGCTAAAGTCATACAAGGACAAGATTGGGGCTATGACCTTGTAAGATTTACGGAACACAGTCCTACTTGCGGGGTCTGCTCAATGTATCAAGGTCGTGTATATGCTCTCACGAAAGAAGCTGCCAATGGCAAATACAAAGGTTCTAAAGGTCAAGCATTGCATTTCCCCTATCTTTATGATACAGCTTTGATAAGTGGTTACAGTACAATACACCCAAACTGTCGTCACCGTCTGTCGGTATTGCCAGCAGGAGCTTATACTGTTGCTGAAATGGAGGAATTTTCCAGAAAAAGTATGCAGCCATTTGAAGATATGCGGTCAGACAAGGAACGCAAGGCATATGCTCAAGAACAAGCAGTCAAGCGTAAACGGAACGAGAGTCGCAAGCAGTATGAGAAAATCAAGACTGCTTTGCCAAATGACGCACCAAAAACATTTGCGGCTTTTGTTAAGATGAAATCTGCAAAATCAGAGCGTTATAAAGAGCTTTTGAAGGATTATCGTATAGTTATGAAGACTGTAAACGATTCTTTTAACGAAACTCCTAAAATATTTAATTCAGAAACCGAAAAAAATCTTATTAAAAATAATGACATTGAGCGTGGAGTGGTGTATAATAAATATGGTGAAATTGTTCTGGAAAAAACGGGTGAAGAACATCGTTTGTCTTTTACAAAAGAAGAACAGACTATGCTTAATGGTATGATATTATCGCATAATCATCCATCTAATAGCCCACCTTCTCCTGCGGATATATATAATCTTAGAGCGTTTAATCTTGCAGAGGTTAGAGCTGTTACAAAATATGGAGTTTATTCTGTTAAACAACCTGAAATTTGGAAAAAAGAATTTCTGAGCAGAGATAAACTTAATCAGGAATTTTTAGATTTAGTTGAACCTATAAAATCTAAAGTTTTAATTCAGTATAAAAAAGGAAAAATTGATATTGAACAAGCTAATTTTTTAGCCCAAAATATGATTATGCGTAGGATTGCACGAAGATATGGTGTCATTATTGAACTTGAGAGGTGGTAATCTATGGCAAACGAAGATATTATTTTTGATGATAATGTGTTTTTTGAAACAATATTAGGAAGTCAATGTGATAATTGTATATTTTACTTGCAAAATCCTAAACATAATTGTTGTAAGGCTTATCCGCAAGGCATACCTCCTGAAATATGGACAGGAAAAGTAATTCACAACACTCCATACAAGCAGGATAATGATATTGTATATAAGAAATCTGTATAAGCACTCTTGCAATAAAAGCAAGGTGCTTTTATTTATACTAAAAATCAAGAAAGGAATTTATATTATGAATTTTGGAAAAGCATTAGAAGAATTGAAAAACGGAAATAAAATTGCTCGTGAAGGTTGGAATGGTAAGGGAATGTATATCTTTAAGCACGAGGGATTTGATACAAATGAAGTATCAAATATTACTGGAAACAAACATGATAATGTACCACCATTTATTTGCATGAAAACAGCAGATAAAAATGTGGTTTTCGGCTGGCTTGCAAGCCAAACAGATATGCTTGCGGAAGATTGGAAAATCATAAGATAAAAAATTTCCATATAATCGCCCTAAATCGTATTTAATTATTAGAGGTAAAATTATCAGTCCTATAATTTCTAAACGCTCTTAAACGGCTTATAAACGAATTTAAACGCATATATAACACAGGCAATAAGCGTACCTGCACTTTTATGGTGCAGGACGCTTTTTTATATTGCAAAATTTTTAATGAAAGGAATTTTTACTATGAGTGAAACAAACACAAATGCTTCGGCAACAGCCGCAGCCGCAGCAAAAGCAGAACCACAGACGGCAGAACCACCAAAGCAGACACAGGTTGACCAAAATGCAGAAAAGCTCAGCACCTATGAAACTGCTTTAAGAAAAATTTTCAAGGTAGCTGATGGCGAAGAACTTGGAGACATTGATAGTAAGCTTACAGAACTTGAAGCAGAACATGAAAAGCTTATTTCAGCAACGAAGGATAAGCTTATTACAGCAAGTCTTAATGCCCTTGATGGTTACAACACAAAACTACTCGCAAGGCTTATAGACAAAAGCAAGATTACTGTTGATGATAACGGCAATATCACAGGACTTGAAGAAGCAGTAAAAGCTGTTTCAGACGAATTTCCTGCCGTAATTGTTAAAAAAGAATCTGCAAAGAAACCTTTTGTAGCAATTAACCCAGCACAGCAAACATCAACATCACAAACAATGAATGACCTCATCAGAAGTCACAGATAAAAAGGAGATTTTAAAATGGCAAACATTATTACAAGAACAGACGCAGAAGCTCTTATTCCGGTTGAATCAAGCAAAGAAATTATTCAGGCAGTACAGCACGAAAGTGCAGTTCTACAGCTTATGAAAAAGCTGCCTAATATGAGTTCAAAGCAGACTAAAATGCCGATTATGTCAGCACTTCCTGTCGCTGGATTTGTTAATGGCGATAATGGTCTAAAGCCTGTGTCCAGTGCATCATGGGAAAATAAGTTCATTACCGCAGAGGAAATCGCTGTAATTATTCCTATTCCTGAAGCAGTACTTGATGATGCTGAATATGACATTTGGGCAGAGCTTAAACCTTCGATTATTTCAGCATTTGGAAAGGTTATTGATGGTGCTGTATTATTCTCGACCGACAAGCCAACAAGCTGGCCTGAGGGCATTGCAACAACAGCAATTACAAAGAAAAAGACGGTTACATACGGAACGGGCATTGACACAGCCGAGGATATTTCCGAGCTTATGGGACTTGTTGAAGCTGACGGCTTTGATGTTACAGGCTTTGCGGCAGAAATTGCTCTGAAATCATCTTTCAGAGGTTTGCGTGACAAAAACGGCGGTCTTATCTTTGCTCCAAGCTTGCAGGCGGATACACCATCAACTCTATACGGTCAGGCAATCAACTATGTAAAAAATGGTTCTTGGGATAGCAGTAAGGTTAAGCTTATTGCTGGTGATTGGTCACAGGCGGTTTATGCAATGCGTCAGGATATGACATATAAGGTACTTGACCAAGCTGTCATCAGTGACGCAAGCGGTAAAATTTTATATAACCTTGCACAACAGGATATGGTTGCTCTTAGATGTGTAATGCGTCTTGGCTGGCAGCTGCCTAACCCAGTTACACAACTCAATAGTACTGATACACGCTATCCGTTTGCAGCTCTTGTACCTGCAACTGATCCTGCGGCTGATACTGAACATTCAGGTGGTTAATTATGCTCGAACTCGAAAAAGGCATTAACAGCTATTTAAATCTTGATGAAGCAAATGAGCTTATTGACGGTGTTGATACAACAGGAAAATGGCGTGAGCTTACAGACGGTGAGCGAAAGCAATATCTCGTACTTGCAACAATACATATTGACAGCCTTATGCTTACATCTCGAAAACATAAAGCCGAACAGCAGTTACAGTTTCCAAGAGGAAAAAGTTCGGAAGTACCAAGAGCAGTACTTATGGCACAAGCTCTCGAAGCACTTACATTATCTGATACACAAGCAATGCAAAGAATTTCTTTGCGTGAACAAGGTGTAACTTCAATTAAGCTTGGCAATACAAGTGAAAGCTATTCAGATGATTCAAATTCATCTTCTAAGCAAAATAATGAACTTAAAAGTAAGGTCGCAATGTCGCTTATGCGACCGTATATGCTTGGTTCGGCGGTGATGCTATGAGCTTGTTTACTCCATACTTTAAGGATAGCATTTCTGTACAGAATTATATTGGTGTCAATGATTTTGGAGATAGTCAATACAGTTCTGCAAAAGATGTGCTTTGCCGAGTAGAATACAAAACGCAGGAAACTCTTGATTCTAAAGGCAATAAAGTGATAAGCACGGCAACTATTTATGCGAGATTTTTAATCTATCACCCTCTGTCATAGCTGGAACAGCAAACGATGAATCTTATACCACTGCGATTAAAACTGCTGTAATGCCTGTTATAAGGGCTTTTGAAACAGCTTTGAATCAAGGCTTGCTTTTAGAAAGCGAAAGGCACAGACACTATTTTGCTTTTGATACAACAGAACTTCTCAAGGGAGATATACTTAAACGCTATCAGGCATATCAAATAGGTTTAGCAAATAATTTCTTACAGGCTGATGAGGTTCGATATAAAGAAGACCTAAAACCGCTTGGCTTTAATTTCATACGCTTGGGCTTGCAAGATGTTCTTCTCGACCCGAAAACAAACACAATCTATACTCCGAATACAAATCAAACAACAATGTTCGGGCAAAGTATACAGCAGTCGGAAAAGCCTTTTAACGAGAAAACAGAGGAACGCTGGGAGGGTCAACGGCGAGAAAGCAACGGGCAGTTCGGAAAAGGGAAAAAGCCACGCTCGGCACATAAGTCTGAAAAGCAGAAAAATAAACAAAGTAAGAATAATCAAGAAAAAAGTATTGATAAATCCTCAAAAAATGGTATAATAGAGCATGAAGGCAGTACAAAGAGTAGGAAAGGCAAAGGTACTGTCAAGCTTTCAAAAAAGGAATACAGAAAAGTGGTAAGCGAGATAAACACATATTATTACAGCAAGTATGAGGGGAAAAGAACTTGTGCACATACAACCTTGTGGAAAGACAAGTATTATACTTACAGATTTAAAAATTACGGATTTGATGATTATGAATTTACCGAAAGAAAGGAAAAAAATTGATATGGAAGAATTAAAGAAGCTTTTGGAAAATGTCAGCGATACTTATTCCGACTTTGTCCATAGCATTATGCTTGATGCAAGAGATTATCCCGAGAAAATCGATGAAATTAAAGATTTCATCAAGAGTAATCCAAGTGCAACTACTTCTGACATATTAGAATGGTCGACAACGTATATTCACGGCATAGATTTAGACAACCCGCCTGAATTGATACTTACGGACGATGACGAAGATGACGAAGATGACGAAGATGAGGAATAAACCAGACCGCTCCACAGAGGTGTTTACACAATGTTTAAACCAGATTTCGGCAAAAAATATTATGATAAAGAATTAAAAAAAAGAAGGAATTGAAACTGATGAATGACAGAGATAATAGAAGCGATTTATGCCCTATCTGCGGAAAATA